AATTTGACCTGGAGAACTTTCACTAAAATCTTTATAACTTTGTGGATAGTATTGTTTTGTGAAATCAATTAGTTGTTGACGTAAAGACGTAAAATCTCTATTAAGATAATTTACATCTTTTGTATTCGCGTCAAATGTTTTGTTAATTAGCGTTGACATTAGATTTTATTAGTTTCCAAGTTAAACTCGGTTTCACCCACAGTATTATTATATCTAAAGGTAATACTTATAAATATCGAATTTTTACTATTATTATCTGGTTGAATTGGAGATAGTTCCACTTTCAATATTGTTGTGCCAGGCATAAATTTGTCAACGTCACGTTGAATTACATCAATAATGATATCATTTGATATATCATCTCCTATATTATTAAATAATAAATTGTATAATCCAGATCCAAATGTATTATTAAATCTTCTTTCTCCAGGAATAGTTAACAATAAATTTTGAATATTTGTACCAATCTGTGAGATCGTATCTTTATTTGTGCTAAAATAACCTTGATTACCAAGTTGTATTGGTAATGATAAACCTATAGATTTGGTTGGAGTTGCCATTTATTTTACTTGTCACCACGTTTTTTGTTTACCGCTTTCATTAGTGATCTATAATCTCTATTCATAGCACTATAAACACTTTTTACTGGTTCAGGAGCATTCGCTGGAGCTTTTGATTCCGCAATTACTTGTGTTGATCCACCGCCAAGTCCTCCCATCATACTAACCAAACCACCTTCTTGTGGTACTCCGCCTGTAGTTTGATTCAAAATATCATTCAACATTGGATTGTTTGTATATTTTACAAACTTTTTGACCGGTTTAACTTCCTCTTCGATAACTTGAACATCATCCATAGTTTCCAACTCTTTGAGAATTTGTTGTTCCAAGTCAGATTCAGATGACTTTTTCTTATTCTGACCAACTTCTTTGGAAAATATTTCTGCCAATTGAAGTTTAATTTCAGAGTGTATTACATTACGTACTTCTTGTTGTACCGTTTTCTTGATGAATTCTTTTAATACTTCTATTTTCATACTATTATATATAATTATTAACCCAACGGAGATTTAGGTAAATTTAATAAATCTGTTGCACCTTTTGGATTTGATGGTCTTGGTATTTTGACTGTCTTGATGCGTGGTGTACTAGGTGGTTTTGGTATATTTGGTTTAGGCATTCCTTTTTGTACACTCGCTAATTTAGCTGCAGCCGCCCCAACTGCTCCTCCTGAAACGGCACCAATTACAGCTCCTTTTCCACCTCCCACTATTCCTCCGATTCCGGCCCCTAACCCACCACCTGCTAAAGCTCCTCCTGTTACACCACCAACAGATAATCCAGCGCCAAGTGCAGTACCACTTAATCCACCTATTAATGCTCCTTTACCACCCCCAGCTAATGCTCCCACACCGGCTCCAAGTGCTCCGCCCAATAAACCACCTTTCAAGCCACTAGCCAATTTAGATGTGGATTCAACCATACCTGTTTTAGCATTTACAAATTTATCATTTCCAGCTATAGATTCAGGACTAAACTTATCTGGAGACCAATCTTTACCTAGTCCATCTGGTTTGATTCCTTTTGGATTGAGTTTATCAACAACACTACCAGCTATTCCACCAGCTACCAATCCAGCGCCTGCTCCTATTAATGCTCCTTTACCACCACCGGCTAATGCTCCAATACCAGCTCCTAAAGCTCCTCCTCCAATTGCACCTTTAACGCCCGATGAAAGATTACTAAGTACGCCTCCTGCAGATTCTTGAGCACCACCAATTGCACCTTGAGCTTGACCAGCTGCGCCTTGTACTTGATTAGTCAATCCACCGGCCGCACTTTTAAGTTGAGATGCTGCATTACTTGCTGCGCCTTGCGCTTGTGAGGCTGCTTGTTGTGCTGCATTTGCGTCTAGCCCCTTTACTTCTTGAGATGGAAGTTTTATGTTGGGATTATCTACTACAGGAGCTTTATTTGCTACACCATTAATTGTTTGTGTAGGAGGTCCTGGCAAAGCTGGATCAGGATCAGATAAAAAGCAATCTGGTACCAGTTTCTTATCAAGTTGACCCGAAGAAACTTTATTTTTAATTTCTTCAAATATATAATTTACGTCAGCTTTAACACTATTTAATGATCTATTATACGAAAATTCGTAATTGGATGCGTCTGTAACAGTTGGCCAGTTGAATGCTTGAACGTTAAAAAATCGTCTAAAACCAAGTTGTGTATTGGATAGTGTCGAAGATTTGATAGAATCATATTGTGCTAAACAAGAAAGTCTATCGCCTATGCTTTCATTGAATATTGGATATTTCTCCAAATCGACGAATACGTTTATTTTAGGAGTTCCTCCTGATTTTGGCGTATAAGTTTCTGTAAAATAATTTTGAAAAAACTGAAAAGTTCTATCGTATTTTTTATAAGTTTTAATATACTTATTATCCCCAATTTGTGCATACCCATTATTCAATAATTCAGTAGGACTATAAAATTCATATAACGATTGATAAGACTCCGGCGTTATTTTATTATCGTTACTTACAGATGTGCCTTGTGAATTTATTTTAAAAACTGATCCTACGCCTGTTTTGTATTTGTTAAAATATGGAATTATTTCCAAAGAGTTTTTCGGAAAAACTCTACCTGTTGCTGGTTGTAAATTGCCAAATATGTCTACTACTTGTAATGCCATATATTAATCCTCAAATTCAAATTCAACTTGTACTGGACCTTCACGACGATTTCTACCTTTGAAATCACCCACAACTCCAGTTCCTGTAACAGTATTAATTTCTACTGGGTCTTTACATTCACCACCACTACCAGTAGGTTTGACTCCATTGCTACCAGGAGCATATCCACCTCCAGTAACAAATACTCGTCTACTTAACGTTTTATGTAAATTATCTCTTAGTAATTTAAGCTTAATTTGTTGTACTGGTATTTGTGTTTGATCTGGATTTGCATCATTCGTATTTTCCGCATCAATTTTACCAGCATCTACGTGACCGTGTGGATGTGGATGAACGTGATGATACCAGTGTACGTGATCCAACAACCAATTGCAAAGATCATACATCCAATCTACAGTTGTTTGACCCAACAAAGCAGGTTCATTAGTTTCACCGTATTGACCCAAAAATATTTGCGGAGCATTTATAGTAGCAGTATTATTTGTAGTGATAACAACCTGATCATTAGCATCAACGGTATATTCACTATCGGTAGTTACAGCATATCGTTTTTTACTAAAGTGTAGGGTCTCTGCAAATCTACTACTTAATATTAATCTATCAGAATTTATTACAATTTGATCACGATCTAAAGTGGGAAACTTAAAAGATGTTGATCCTTTAGGATTAAATCGTGGTTGTTCTTCTGTAGGCTTATTTTCACTATTAATCCCGAATATACTTTTATATACAGTTGTTTGCCAAGTACTTAAAGTATTTCCACTGGTAAACTGAATAGTACTACCATCGTTATTTATATCTTCATCAATCTGACCTCCGTAGTTTTTTTCCTTTTCGGTTATAGCAGGTATAGGAGGTAATTTAGGATGTAACTGTTGTGCGGTTTTTTGAGCAATATTACGTTGTCTATTGCGTATAGTTAGTTTAGGATTTCCATATCCACCATCAACTGAATCTTTAAATAGATTTCCATTCAAAGCATAAGATGGATAAGCACCTTTATCATTCGAACGATTATCATCATACGCACTAAATCTTATAGATTGTCCAAACCTACTTTCTACTATGGTATCTCCTTCAAATTGACGTACACTACGTATGAATGGATTACATATAAAATAATTACCAAAATACCCCGTTTGATTTTGATTTATAAATGCTGGATGACTTACATAGCTTTTTCGGCTCTTGGGTTGTAAGTATGCAATTGCACTTTTACCATCGTCACTACTTGATTTTTCAGTTATAAACTCTCCATTTGTACCCAAAAAGTTTAAACGATTAAATGGTTTCGTGTAGTAATAGTTATCTCCTATTTTTATAACTAAAACTGTTTCGTTTAATAATGGAAACTGAGTAATAGTGTTCTCCAACGGAATAGCCCATGGTAGCTTATCATAAGCAGTTTGTTTTTCCTCACTTAAAACACGAATTTTAGCTCTTCCAATATAACTAAAATCGGTATCTGTTGCCACTGGTATTTTATTATCGTAATTTACCGGTATCTGTTGGTATCTTACGGTCGGAGGAGGTTGTGAATTTTTATCTGTTGTAGTTTTTCCAAAAAATGGATGTTTGTCATCTAAAATAATATCAACTACAACCGCCAATTTCAAAAAATTAGCATCTATATTACTAATAGATGTATTCATAACAGTTGAAGTAGAAGGATTTAACGATCTAACTATACTTGATACATTCGTACTCATTATTCTCCTTTGCTAATTGTTATAACTTCTTCCATTAACTGTTTTCTTTCATCTTCACTGAGAACCATAGCATTGCCTTCTCCAGTAGATTCTCCTTTTGCGACCAATCGTTGTACCACGGCTGCTAATTTAACTAACTGTTCGTCGTTTTTAATTCCCACATCATAGTAGTCTTTTATAAGAGGCACGATGATTACAGCGTCATTTACAGTTTTAATTAAAGTACGTAATTCTGAGATCAAAATATCAATTTGATCTTTCTTATTCTCTGAATTTTTTACTATGTCTTTACAAAGACCAGAAAAATTCTTCCCTTTGTAAATTTCAAAATTTAAGTCCATATACCTATAAATAGAAAAACCACTCCGATTGGAGTGGTTTTATTAACAATTTAGATATTATAATGTTCCTCTATTACTATAATTTCTCATTACGAGGTTTTGATATGTTTTCATTTTGTTGATAACTTTTGTAATTTGTTGGGTTTTACAATTACTCAATTCTCTGATATACAGGTACAAAGTTTTTTTGTTGAAATTTTCTATTCTTTCACAGTTTCTGAATAGTTCTATAACAGCGTATGCGATGTTTAAATCTTTTTGTTTATTGAAAATCTTAGTTATATTTGCTTCCCAATAATTTACAATCAACTTCATAAATTCTTGAGTCTGAATATCTTTATGATGTGCATCTTCTGTTTGTAAACAAACCGATGATTCGCTTGGTGTTTCACTAATATCTACGTGTTGGTTGAATTTCTTATAATTGTTATTGTTGTGAAATATCAAATAATTTTTAGCTACAATACTGAAATAACTAAATGCTTTTCCTTTTCCAGCTTGAAATTTATGAATATTTGTTACTAAATGTGAAACAGTTTCTTTCTGAATTTCCAATGGACTATTGTCAAAATACGTGAATTTAAATGTATTAAATATATTTTCTACTAATTTATCAAAACTAAACTTTATCTTTGTTTCATAAATTTCATTTCGTCTTACTTCATCTTCTTCATTGTTGTATTCAATAATAGCATCTTCAGTTTTTTTAGAAAAATATATCTTTTCTTTCTTATTTCTACCACGACGTTTTTTACGTTCTCCGTTAATGTCAAAAGCAGATTCTTCGTGTGAGTCAGAGGCGTTATCTGATATATGTTCTATTTGAATTGTTCTTGGAACTTCTATATTAGAAATAGTCTTGGGAGTTTTTTCTTTTTTTGTAATAACAATATCGATGGTAATTTTAGGTTTTTTTACCGATTTAACCTTCTTTACTACTTTCTTAATTTTTTTAACACTGTCTTTAGTAACAGCGATCTTCTTTATTTTTTTAGAAGGTTTCGATTTTGTTTTTTTCATTAATAGCGGTAGGTTTATCATTATCATCAGTTTGAATTCTTTTATTCGTTAGTTCGATGATATTAAGCAGATCTGTAAATAAAAAGCCAACATCATCATCTTTAACAAAGATACCCCGATCATCAACAAATTTCAACTTATTATATGTATTTTTTACAAGCAATTTGAATTCTAATAACCAAGACTCCAATTGGTCTATTTGTTCAAAAGACTTTTTAAGGGCCACTAATAAAAAAATATTCACTATTAGTGATGCCAATAATGCTATCAATATAACATATATCATTAGTTTAATTCGTCAAAAGTTTCGTCTTCGTTACCTAAGTCAATGTATTCAGCTAAATACTCAATTGATTCTTCTACTAAGTCCCAATCAGATAAATCGAATCCTCTTTTTAGATTCTTATATAATTTAAAAATTTCTTCTTCGTCCATATACGTGTATTTACATATATAGTAGAATAAAGAAAAATTATTTTTTTATTTAAAAACTGAACATTCCTCTTACACCCGTAGATTTTTTAGCAGGTTTCTCTATTATTTTCTCCACTATCTTTTCAACCTCAACAGGCTTCTCTACTATTTTTTCAATTTCTACTGGTTTTTCAATAATCTTTTCAACCTCAACAGGCTTCTCCACTATCTTTTCTATGATGATTTGTTCGGGTTTATTTTGGGAAATATCTTTGTTTTCTTGAATACTTTCTGATTTTTCTTCATCGTAAACTCTATTGGAAGAAATGTTATATGCTAATAGTAGTATTACTGCCAATGGATCAAATACCGCAATTAATACAGCAATAAACCACTTAACAACATTTTGAATAGTTGTACTAAATTGATCCGCTACGAATTTAAAAGTGGTAATATCTTTTTTCTGACTATTATCAACTTTTAACTTGAAAATTTCTTCATCAATTTTTGAAACTTTGTCTCCATATATTTTAGACTTTTCGTTTTCAGATTCTAATTGTTTGTTTAAGTCGCCAATTTGATCATTAATTTGATTTTGTATATTCTGTAATTGAATAGGATTTCTAGCGATCAATGTATTCGTTAACACTTCGGTTAATCTAGATTCTTGAGAACTTCTCAATGCATAAATTTTTTCAATAGACTTTTTTACAGAGTCCATTTTTAACTTTTCTTCAATTTTTTGAGTTTCTAATGTAGAGATTTTATTTACGGACAATTCTGTTTCTAACGATGACTTTTGAAAAGCCGCTGTTAAAAATCCAAATATACCCAATGAAGTTATACCCATCAAAGCAAATATAGCTACGATCATATAAGTCTTCATCAAAACATTGGATTTATTCCAATATCTAAATAACCAAGAAGTTGTTACAAGTTTACCGAGTTCCAAAGAAGATGCCATTACCATAGCAGCAATAGTTGCGCCAGAGAATAATAGTCCTATACCATATACACTAAAGTAAGCTGCACATCCAGCTATCAAAAGTGAAGTAAATAGTACCAAATGTTGAAATTTTATCATATATATAAATATCTGTAAAATAAAAACCCCGTTAATTTAATAACGGGGTTAATATAACCTTGATTGAATATTAATTAATCAATCTTTACTTTCTTACTTGTCGGTACAGTTGGTTTCAACTTATTAAGAGTGACTGTCAACAAACCATTTTCAAATTTAGCCAATGGTTCGTCTTTATCAATGATATCGCCTAATGTAAAACTACGTTTGAAACTACTATGTTTTAATTCTCTACGAATGTATCTGCGATCTTGTAGATCTGTATCTTCAAGTTTTCGAATCTTTTGACCGCTAATAGTAAGTACATTTTCTTGTACATCAACTGATACTTCTTCTTTAGACAGACCTGGAATTTCTGCTAAAATTTCTACACGATCATTGTAATCAATCACATCTACACGGGGATAACTTTGTTTTTCAAAGAATCCTATACCTAGTTCTTTTGTGATTTCTGGGAATTGTGAAGTGAATACTTCATCAAACAACTTATCGAATGGAGTTAAAAACTCATCACGATTTAAATGGCGAAACGCCGGATTGTATCTAATTACTGACATATATTTTCCTTTCTTTTAATAATTCTATTGAACTTATTAACCTAATAGCCTCACTCGAGCACTATAGTAGATAATGTCCATAAGATCATCATCTAACAATATATATGACACAAATTTGAAAAAATGTCAAGTTTATTTCCAAACTCTAATTTTTAATTTCCAACTATTTTGATTGATTGGAGATCTTGTACCGCCTGTTTTCCGTGATATATAAACTCCAGCTGAATACTCTCCTATTGATACACCTGCATATGTGGAATTTGTCCAAACCGCAAAGATGTTTCTTTCATCATCAGCGCCTCCAGTGTCATCTTCAGCTACTTCAACTCCTACTTCATCACCTGTTACGTATCCTAAATCATTACTATTACAATATAACGTAGCTCTAACCAAAGATGGACTAGTACCAAAACCATGTGTTATTGCGAAATTAAAAGTACCGACTCCTTCATTGCCGCCGCCTATGAAAAAAGCAACTGTGTTTGTACTTAATTGTTCTTTATATAATGAAACTGGAAATCCACCAATACCTGATGTAATTAAACTTGCGGTTTGTGCATAACTGCTACTTACAGCGTAACTTGATGTGCCATTAAAAGATACTTTTTTGCCTGTATTTTTAAAATTTGTGATATTATCTATGCCTCTAAAACTACCGGTTAAAAGTGAATTTTTACTAACTACTTTTCCAAAATAACTGCCACTAAAACTGCCACTCAGTTTGTTGTTTGTGCCACTAAAACTGCCGGTGGCTTTAGCATTTTTACTATTTATGGATCCCCAATAACTGCCACTAAAACTGCCACTTAATTTATTATTGGCACCATTAAAACTACCTGTGGCTTTAATGTTTTTACTTACTATATCCCCCCAATAACTACCGCTAAAACTACCTGTGGCTTTAATGTTTTTACTTACTATAGCTCCCCAATAACTACCGCTAAAACTACCTGTGGCTTTAATGTTTTTACTTACTATAGCCCCCCAATAACTACCGCTAAAACTACCTGTGGCTTTAGTATTTTTGCTAATTAAACTTCCCCAATGACTTCCACTAAAACTACCCGTGGCTTTAACATTTTTACTAGTTATTTTTCCCCAGTAGCTACCGCTAAAACTACCAGATGATACTCCTACAAAACTTCCTGTAAAACTACCAGAGTACGATCCTGTAAGTTTTCCCATAGAAACTTTTAAATCATTAACAGTACTACGTCTTGACCAAAGTAAAGAACCTGATTCTACTGTCAACAATATATCGCCACCGTCTAAATTTGAATATCTAACTAGTTGACTTACTTTAATTGGAGTTACACGGACATTATTACATGGTAAAGGCATATATAATAAATATTAAACGTTTGGATACAATGGAATTTTGTATGAATTTCCATTCAAATATATAGATAAGAAATTGTCATTAGAAAATGTACCAGCACTTGGTGATATAACCACACTAGATCCTGTCAAACCAGATGTTATGTCTAAACTACCTGTAAACGAACCTTTGTAAGAAGCGTTAACGGTACCAAAATATGTTATTAAATTTCCAAATGTAGCTTTTTTAGAATAATATACGTTATTGATACTATCATACTGAGAAATCATCAATACATCATTGGAACTAATAGCAGAAGAAGCTAATTGACTTATTCTAAGCGTTTTTACATTTAAAGTGTTACAGGGACTTATTGCCATATATTAATAAATATTAAATTAAGGAACTATTTGAAGTATATTAACTGACATATCAATATAACTTTCGGAAAATGCGTCATTTCTTAAAAACGTAATTTCTCCATCTGATACTGGTGACCCAGAAGAAGCGATTGTTACGTTAAACGAATATGTTGAATATCCGAGATCGCCAGCATTTGGAGGGGGTGGATTTCCGGCTTGAATACCATCAACATATGTGTAATCTACAATGTAATTTTGACTTGTAGTGCCATCAAAAACATCTGTAGACGAAATATCGGTCACTGTGAGTAATCTATCAACTATAAATTTTAATATTTTCACATTATCTAATCCAATTGATGTTTGGTTCGATGTGATTTGATTTTTAACAATTATTTTCGTTAGAGAAAAATTATTAGGATGTGAATAATCACTAAAACTATAATTAGTTCCTCCCCCAGAAGAAGTTTGTTTCCAAAATGAAAATGGGAAATTCATAAATTATTGGAAATTATTTATTGCGCTGCCAAATATTTTGTTGTCGATATTAACAAATGTTATAATATCTTTAGCTTGATCCACACGTGTAATAGAAGCACTCAATCCATTTTTCCAATAAATTTTTGTATCTGCAGTAGAGCCTCCGTCTAAACTACCAGACCACTTCAAAACATTAAAGTTGCCACTGTTTTTTACTAACACAGTCGTCGTTTGTCCCTTCATTAAAGACATTGTGCAATATCCACTCGCGGATAGTTCTAATAATATAGAAGGATATGTGTCTCCATTTAAAAGTTTATAAAGATGTGATGGAGAAGATATTGTTTCTGCTGTATCAAGACCTTTATAAGATCCAGTTATACATCCAAATCCCTGAATCTCTATATTTTTAACTTTTAATGTGCCAGGATTAAATGTCAAAACATTTGGAGAAGTTGTATATAAAATCTGCGTATCTGATAAAGTAGTAGGATTATTCCAAAATGCTAAATAATTTGAATTTGGTACACCGCTTCGTGTAATAGGAGTTATCCATCCAACATCATAGTTAGTTCCAGTATTTTTAGTTAAAACTTGGTACTGAGTTCCGCCGCTTGGTATACCATTTATTGCTGATCCACCAGCAGCTGCATAGGCGGCTGTTAGTGCTTGTATAGCATATGAACTTGTTCCGTAAAAAAATGCTGTAGGTATATTCCCGTTTGGATTTGCATTGGTGCCATTTTCTAGTACTTTGTTACCATTTTGGCTATATATATCTCCTCTTAACGAACCTGTTATATTACCTCTGAAACCTATACTAGCGCTTATTCTCGTTCCTTTTATAGTTGATTCGGATGAATTTCCTATAGACGTACCATCTATAGTTCCACCATTGACATCGATGTTACTAAATGTACTTGTTCCTATAGACGTTATATTACCACTGAATCCAGTTGTAGCCGTTATAGTTGTGCCAGTTATAGTTGTGCCAGTTATAGTTGTAGCAGATGCAGCTCCTATAATAGTGCCATCTATAGCGCCTCCATTAACATCAATACTACTAAATGTACTTGTTCCAGTAGATGTTATGTTGCCAGTTACATTTCCAGAAAAACCAGAGGTTGCAATAATAGTATTACCCGTCAGTGTATTTCTAACCGCAACTGTATAAAAATTACATGAATAATTATTTTCATTATAAAAACTACCTGTGAATTTATTAGTTGGACTAGTGAAATTTACAGTTGCATTGAATGGACTGAAATTATTAGAACTAAGTATCGATCCGCTTAAAGATGCATAACTTATTCGTTTGGTAACTCCATTTGACTGTAAAAGTAATTCATCTTGTCCACTTACAGTCGAAGTTATAGGCAGTGACGAAATTAATCTTCCGTTATTAGATAAGACTGGCATAATATTATATAAATATAATTATTGCAGAGTTTTTAGTTTTTTTAATACAAATTTAACTAATCCACTTCTCACAATATCTTCTTCTTCGAATCTAAATACATATACACCATTATTTCTACTTTCTTCGTCGTCAAATACATTCATCATTGGTACAAATCCACTTTTACCATTAATATCGCTTTGATCTGGATCACCGCAAATAAACAATTTACTAAATTCACCTACACGTGTAATTAACGTAGTAAGTTCTTTCTTAGTCATGTTTTGTGCTTCATCCGCTACAATACATTTAGCATTCCAACTCAAACCACGTAAAAAGTTTATTGGAAATCCATGGATACGTTCTTCTTTTTTCAACTTATCAATATCGTGTTTTGGTACCAATTCTTCTAACTTATCAATAAGTGGTTGAATATATGGACTCATTTTTTCATCCATTTCCCCAGGCAAAAATCCTAACTTACTATCGCTACTTTCAACTATACTTCTAACATATACTATTTCACTTACTCTTTTTTGATTCAATAAATTCAGACCGGCTAAAACAGATGTATAAGTTTTTGATGTACCGGCTGGTCCAGCAATAAAGACACACTTTGTATTCTTATTTTGTAATAATTCTAATAATTCTTTTTGTTTTGGTGTTAATTCACGTTTATCGATCTTGATATCATCTCTGATCTTTGCGTTTTGATGAACTTTTGGGCTTGTGTCTTTCTTGTTGTTTTTGCTCATGTTGTTCTATTTGTTTTTTTAATTTTACTAAACGGGAACAAAATTCATATTGCTCCGTATTCACATAATATTCAAAGACATTATCAATATTATCCTTGAATTCCGATTGGGTTAATATAACAATAAAATCTGAATTTTTAAAAGAAAATACCTCGACAGTAGGATAATCATTGTCCAACGCATATTGTACCGATGATACAATTTGTTCCATTAACTTATCTTTGTATGTTTGAATAAATGATTCCATTTCATCATACTCAAACGGTAAAGACATTACACTAAATGATTTATCCATTCATTCAATAAATAGAAAAATAAAAACAAAAAAGGCGTTACCATTACGTAACGCCTTTATTTCGAGTGATTTATTTATAGTTAACCAACTTTATCTTTTTTCTTTTTTGGAGTCTTTTTTGCAACAACTTCTTTTTCAGGAGTTTGAGTAACGTCATTGCCAGTTAATGAAGTTAACCTAACTCTAGCTGCTGATTTCCATGACCGTTTTGTGGATTCGTTTGCAAATTCAAAAGATTTTCCTTTTGTCAATAAAGAGGAAATCTCCGATTCGGAACTTGCATTTTTAATTTGTTCTTTTAATCCCATAATTACCTACCTTTCGTTTCGAGAATTTCTAGTTTACTTCCATCTGGCCAACGTGTAATGATATTCTTCCAATGATCATATTCCACTTTAGCTTCTTCTTTATTCGAATATTCTAAATCGGATACTCTTAGACCATTACGAATAACAACGTATTTACTCTGTCTCTCCATTGATATGTTATTTTTGACTACTGACATACTATATTATTACTTTTTAAGTGTTTAACTGTTGGTATATATAATTAGAAATACAAGATTACCAGTCTCATATTCACTCAAGTATATATACAGAAGCTGAAGATGTCAATATTATTTTAAAGTTCTAGATCAAATCTATATTTATTTAATATGGACCAAAATTTAAATCATAAAGAAGCTGTAATAAAAGACATTTTAAGAGAATTTATATATACAGAATTTAATTCTAAGAAGTCTTTGACCGAATCATATTTAGGAGTTAGTAAAAAATCAAAATTCTATAAATTATATCAAGAGGGTATCAATCAGGGTATAGAATTACAAACAGAGGTTTTATACGAAATAATAAAACAAGATTCTAAATTAAGCGAAGATATATTTCAAAGAGCAACCGCTGGTTTCAAAAATATATTTAAAGCTGGAGACGCTAAAACTAAATTAGATACCTATTTTCAGACGTTTAAACAACAAACCGAACCTTACGTTACAACATCTCCTCCGCCTGCGCTTTCAGGTATGCCAGCTAATGTTTCCGCTGCACTTCAAAATTATCGAGGAGTTGGTCCTGGTCCAAGTCAATATGCACCAGATCCAGAAACAAGTGCCGATAAATTCGGAGGTACCGCAAATACACAAAATACTAAACAAGGCATTCCTGGTTTAGGTGTACTATTTGGCAAAAGATTTGCAAATTTAAGACCAAATCCTAAACTACAATGGTCAGCAGGCACTCCAGAAGAAATTGCTGCAAAACAATCTAAAGTAGAACAATTGTTGAATAAACTACGTGCTAAATTGCCACAATCATTCAATGATGCTTTAGATGAAATTGGTATTTTTGCAAGAGAACATCCTTATATAACCAATATACTTATTGGCGCACTCGTTAGTTTGCTCGTTGTTAAACTTGGTCCATTAGCATTGATTCCAAAGATATCAACATTTATATTGGGCACCGCATTAAGAACCATAGTGGGCATACTAAAAGGAGAAGAACCTGTACGTGCCGGTGTTAAAGGTGCAACCGTTACTGCTGCAGCAATTGGAATTAGCGATCTGTTCACAAAATACATTCCAAAAATAATGGAATGGTTGATGTATAAATTTCAAGGACCAGCTGGAGCAATGGGACCACAAGGCCCAGCAGGCGGAATGGGTCCAGCAGGTCCACAAGGCCCAGCAGGAGCAGCTGGTGAACCTGGAGTACCAGGAGAGAGTGGACCTGGACCTGCGGGACCACAAGGCCCAGCTGGGCCACAAGGTCCAGCAGGACCTGCTGGAACATCATTTGGTGGTGGCACTGGAGGAGTTACTACAACCACTGTACCATCAATAACAAGCGATACAATTCAATCAAAAATAAATGCATTGAATAATTTACCAGATTGGACTTCTTTAAAAGCTGGCCAGTTAACCCAAGACGTTGTAAAACTTCTTAATGGTCAATATGTACAACCTAAAGAAGCATTAGAAATGTGGATAAATTCCATAAAAGACGTAGGTGAAGCAAAACAATTAATAAATGCTCCTGGCATAAGACAACAACTTATGCGAAAAGGACTATTGAGTATGTTTAGCAAGAAATTCGGTATACAAGAAGCTTTGGAACTAGATGTGATTAAAGCTGAATTATTAGCCGAAGCAAATCCTCTTCAATATGCGTTTGGTACTAGAGGCGCAAATATGGGTGCTGAAAGAATGGATTATAAATCAGTCGAAAGTGCTTATAATAAGTTCTTAACAAATGCTGGTATATTACTCAAACTTAAAAATCCAACAAGAGCAGACGTTGAGAAAAAAATATTAGAAACTGATAAAAACGTTTATGACTACTTGATGAAAGTTAAAGATTGGTTGTATCCACGTAAATCAGATAAAGAAGCACTTCCAGATAAAGTACCAGCTCCACAACCAACTCCAACTCCTCCTGGCCCAACTCCAATTGTACCAGAACCAGTTACTCCTACCCCACAACCTGGTCCAACACCAGTTCCACAACCACCACAACCTGGACTAGTTACTCCTCCAAAACCAGGACAACCAGGCGATGATAATCTATTTGGTCCAGAAGATTGTGACAAGATTAGAAAAATTGCTCGTAAACAAGTATTCGCGTTGCGTTTACAAGGATTCGTAATTCCTCAAGGTGGAGATTATACGAAACCAAAATTAACAGGTCCAGACAAGGTAAATGTTGTTTATTATATCAAAAATTCATCAAATGTAAGTGCTAGATACACAATTTTGATGAATGGAAAACCGATGGCATTTAGAATCGGTAATAAAAATCTCATATCAAAAACATATGTAGATTCATTCAAAGGAAAATTGAAAGAAGCTGTAGTTAATCTATCTGTTGAGTCAATGAAAAAAGAATTTACTTCTCACTTTGTAATGGCTCTTACAAATGGAATAATGAAAGATCCTACTTTTAATCCTAAAAAATATAAGTTCCAAAGTCAAGCTTCGTATCAAGTTCTATTTGATAAAGTTAATGAGTGTATTCAAGGCGACGATCAATTGAGTGGCGAAATTTCTAGTATGTTACAAACCCATACTAGATTTATATCTAAATTCATCGATGATCCAATGAACGAAAAATATAAACCTAAATTTATATTCGCTGTAACTACAGCTAGAACGTTCATTCTTGAAGAAGACGGCAGTCAAATAACTCCTAACAAACCAGAAGAACAACCAAAAGGTTCCAAGAAACCTAAATCTATCAAACCAGAACCAACGAGTACTTCTGAACCACAAGTAAAAGGTTTTGGTATTCAGTCCAAAGGAGACACTAAAGGCGCAGCAGAATCGATAACAAAACTTGGTAATTTATTAAAAAATATAAACAAATAATAATCGATTATAAAAACTAAAAAAATAACGACACTCATATGTATATAAAAATACTATGAGTGACGTTATTAAGTTTACAGAACAAGAAATGCAATCGATAGCTAAATTGCAAAACGATTATCAACAACACATCTTTACTTTGGGTCAAGTTGATTTGGAGAAAACCGATTTGGAACAACAAATTAAAGAATTGACACTTCGTAGAACCGAAGTATTTGAAAATTGGAAGAAAACTCAACAAGAAGAAGATAATTTACTAAACTCGTTGAGTCAAAAATATGGAGATGGAAGTCTGAATTTAAAAGACGGTACGTTTAAACCAGTACCTAAACAATAAATAAAAAACCCGGTCGAAAGACCGGGTTTTGTTTTACTTAGTTGGATCTCCAATTGAAGCTTCTTCTACAATCGCTTTAATTTCAGATTCAATTTCTTTCATGCGATCTTTGTAGCCAGCAGCTACATCCTTGAAGTCTTTCTTAACGTGTAAGAGATCTTCTGTTAGTTGATATACTTTCTTTTCAGCTTCGGCCTTTGTTAGTTTAATATTACTCATAACTGTTTTAAGTCTATAATTTTGGTTACTGCTTCTATCGGTATATAACTAGTAACATAATTGCCTGGATCTACATTTTTTAAATCGGGTAACTTACTTTTATCTATTACTACTACTATACCCTCACCTTTGTCTCTGTAATTGACCAACGCAAACCTAGCTGCCAATTTAAAATCACTCGCTAGATAACTACCCACAATGTTTCGGGTATTTCCTTTACCTTTTGACGTAACTTTACCAGTACTCTTCAAAATATTATACTCTTTCTCAGACATCCCTCTATAAAGTTTAGTACTATCCGTAGGAATTTTATCTAACTCATCGGCGATATCTTGTAATTTTCCAGTTGGTTCCCATACTAGATAATCATATATGCTAGATTCGTATAATAAACTATATCTTTTCATTGCTGTATAAATATACTTATAGTTAATGGAAGAGATTAATTTTCACCAAGTTAGTATAAACAATCACGATATAACAGTTTGGGCTAATAGATTTGTTGTACTAAGACATCCAGAAAAATGTGATCTATACGAGGATGATTGTTGTAGAGAACGAATCACGAAGTATTTAATTGAAGAAGGTTACATCAATGATAGTGGAGTGTTGATTATTGATAGCTACATTGATTTTGAACCAGAATAAAATGGTGGACGCGGGCGGAGTTGAACCGCCGTCTTTAACAGATAACTTACATCAGACTACACGCTTATATATTTTGAATTGTTAGGAAGTAATAATAAAAAATATCTAAAAATATTACCCTTAAGATTTACTAATATCTCGACCATTTACGCAAATCAAATATTTGGTCCAGTCCAATAATTTACACTCAACACAACTATCAGACTTTATTGTATTGAATGTGCAACAACTTAGGCTGCAAGGGCTACTACTTCATCGTAAGAGAAGTCATAGCTAACTACGTTATCTTCAGCAGTTAATGTTTCGATAGGTGTATTAAAGAGGCCAACTATCATCCTCTACGTGCCTAACATACGTGTACTATTAAATCGATACCAGTACGCGCCCATAAA